CGCACGTTATCTGTAGCGGGACATGCAGAGTTAAAAAATTCAGGCAGAAAAAAACCAGCGACTAGGCTGGCTTTGATATTACTTGTGCAATGACTATCGCAATTTTTATCTGTAATTCCTTTTTCTGGTCTGGCGTGCACCATATTTCTGTTTGTCGCAGTGGTACAAGACCTAATTCCTCCTGTGCTTTCCTGAACTTGTCCACTCTGGATTTTGATGACTTCATGATTTACTCATTGCGCCCCGTAGAGCGCTGTTAGTGGTTAGATTGCTATGGCCTGAACCACTTCGATACGCATCAATGATTTCGCTTCATCTTTTTCGCATTTTTCAAAAAGTGAAAGCTTCCAGTTAAAACAAGACTTTGCACCTTTTTGCGCCAATTCAATTGTTTTTGAAAAGCCTTGGTCGTAAATCTTTCCGTTGAAAAAAACAGCCCAGGCGCCTTGATAATCACGATTTGAAGATCTAGTTAAAACTTCACCAGTGGAGAGGGTCGCTTGATATTTAGTTGCCTTTGCCATTTTCTCTATCTCCGCTTGCTTCGCGTTGTGCTCAGCTCATGTAAGTAGAATAGCAATACGTTACATGTAACGCAAGTGATTTATTCATTTATTCTTAAATATTTTAGATTCACGTGAAACATGATAAAATTAATTTCAAACTTGAGGTGTAATTATGAAGCTATACATAACAAGCGCTTTGGTCGGTGGTTTGATTTTATTATTGGTTGGCTACGGCTTGTTAACTGATGAACCTAATACCGCTAACTATGTTAAACATGTTCGGAGTCAGTGATGCTAAAGCGTTACTCTCTAATTTTATTAGCAACTGTTTGGCTTGCTGCGCTTCCGGTTATTGTTGATGGGATTATGGGATGGGTATTATCGACCACATTATCATCAGCCTATATAATTTTTATATGGAAATTCAGTCAGATAAGAGAAAGATGTCTAATAATAACAATCGAAGCCGCCGCTAAGATTTTCGCAACAGCCGCATTTATCCAGCATTATTTCCCCAATTTCCTCAAGCATAGTTTGGCGTCAGAATCCCAATGGTTTTGGATTAACTATCAGCCTATAATGAGCTACTGTTTTTTGATGGAAATTGTCGTTATAATCATGGGAATCGCAAATAGTGGAGAATTTAGGCGAATACTATTTGTATGCATCTCTCACATGGCTGGCCATAAACGTACTTATAGCCATCTATTATGCAGCGAAAAGCATCTATGCACGACAACGCAGAAAACATTTCAAGCGCATTGAGTAATGCCGCAAGCAGCAAGGCGACGGGTATATTACCAACTATTACCGCTGGCGGGGTGGTTGCAACAACGAAAGACCCAGCAATACTTGGCGATTATCTAGCAACACACGGACTATTACTATTAAGCTGGGTTGAGATATTCCAGGTTGTTGGATCAATCTATGTAACCTACAAGCTAGCAGAAATTGCTATTGCTGGGGTCAAAAAATTAATTAAGCAGATATCAAGATTTATTACTTTCTGCCGTGGCTTCAAAAGGCAGCCGATTAAGATTAAACGCAGAGGCTCATAAAATGCCGCAAATTCAAATACCAAATGATGGGTCATCAAGCTCAGGAAGCTCATCTACTGGTCGTCGCAAGCCATCAGCGCCAACCCAAGATGCTCCAATACAATCAAAATCAAGACTATACGCAGCTATCACAATTAGCATATTAGTCGTTGTAATCTTAATATCAATTGCAGTCATGGTGAGCTAAATGCCAGCTAAACCAGTTAATAAGCCAAAACACCCAAAGCCGAAACCAAGATGAATAGCTTCATCGAGCGTAATGGCGGGCGTAGATTTATACTAGTAGTTAGTAGTGTTATAACATTTACTTTGCTACTAATTTTTCATTATATCGATCAAGCTACATATATGGCTTTAACGCTTCCAACTCTTGGGGGCTATCTAGTTGCAAATGGCGTTCAAAAGATGACATCTAAAAAGGTAGAAGAATAATGGGTATTTCATCTTCAAATATAACAGGTGGAAGCAACTTCAATCCTGGTGCCGTAGCGATTACAGGTGGCACCGCATCTGGCCTGGCCATTACAGGAAGTACAATAGGCGGCGTAATAACTAACTCAAATGCAGCGGCTGGAATTGTTGGTGAGTATATTACTTCATCCGTGGCTTCTGGCAGCGCTGTTTCTTTAACTACTAATGTCGCAATAAACATTACAAGCATTAGCTTAACTGCTGGTGATTGGGATGTATTCGGAGCTATTGGGTTATTGCCTGGAGTAACCACATCATTGACCTTTATCTCTGGCGGTCAAAGCTCAACCAGCGCAACCTTAGGCGCTCTCGGGACATTTTTCTCTCATTCAATAGCTGCTGTAGTCCCTGGAGCAGTAGGGCAAGTAAGCCCGATCCCAACAACCAGAGTTTCGTTAGCCGCTACAACAACTATTTATCTAGTATTTAGCGGTACATTTACACTATCAACATTGGGCGCATACGGCGTAATATCAGCAAGACGCGTTCGTTAATCCAGCAAAGCATAGAGGCCAACAGCATGGCAGCCCCACAGGGTAATCGTTTTTGGGAAGCAAGAGCAACCCACGGCAAAGATAAGATATTCACCTCACCTCAACTTCTAAAAGATGCCTGCATTCAATATTTCGAGTGGGTGGAAGACCATCCATTGTGGGAATATAAAGTAGCTCAGTTCCAGGGCGCCCCAGTAGAAATGCCGGTCAACAAGATGAGAGCAATGACAGTGGAGTCACTATGCTTATTTCTTGATATTGCTTATTGCACATGGCGCACCTATGCAACACATGAATCTCATAAAGACTATGTAGAGGTCATTGCCTGGGCGGAGTCAGTCATTCGTTCTCAAAAGTTCGCTGGCGCAGCGGCAGACCTATTTAACGCCAATATCATTGCTCGCGATTTGGGCTTAGTAGATAAGAAAGAAACCCAAACAAATATCACATTCGACAATCTTAGTGATGATGAGCTGGAAGCAAAAATTCAAAGTTTGACGCGATGAATTCACGCGAAGAGAAGATAGAACTAATCCATCTTCTTAAAGAAAAGAAACGCCGCCTACATGACAATATGCTAAAGAACATCTATTCGTCACTCTATTGGTGGCAAAGAGAATTCAATAAGCAAACTGCAATCAATGATGTATGCCTGCTGCTTGCTGGGAACCAGGTCGGCAAGTCAATGACAGGCTGTACAATAGATGCCTACCATTTGACTGGAAATTATCCTGATGATTGGGAAGGTCATAGATTCGACCATGCCCCAACTATATGGCTGCTTGGATTCTCAATGGAGAAAACTAGGGATTTGCTACAGGACAAGCTCTTTGGCACATATGATAAAAGTGAAGGATTCCCTGGCGGGTACGTTAAGAAAGATTTAATTGGCGCTCACTTGTCCGCATCTGGAACGCAGAACGCCATGCGCGAAGTCAGAGTTAAGCATAAGTCTGGTGACTGGTCCATCTGCCAATTCTGGTCTTATTCGCAAGGCCAGCATGCAATCATGGGGGACGTCGTTGACTGGGTTCATGTAGATGAAGAGCCCAAAGACGAAAAGATATACCCGCAATTACTAACAAGGACAATCAATGGAGATAAAGGACGAGGCGGTAAGATAATACTTACATTTACGCCGGAGAATGGGCGAACTGCGCTTGTTGTGAAATTCATGGATACTCAATCGCCAGGTCAGTATTACATGCGTATTGAGTGGAAGGACGCACCTCACATAACGCCAGAGCGAGCGGAAAAGATTTTATCTCAATATGAACCGTGGCAGCGTGACATGAGGTCTAAAGGTATGCCGTTACTGGGCACTGGATTAATATTTGATCTTGATATGGAAAAATGCAAGGTCAAGGCATTTGAATGCCCAGATCACTGGTACGTTATTAATGCGATGGATTTTGGATGGGATCACCCTCAAGCGCATATTCAATTGTGGTTTGATAAAGATGAAGATGTTGTTTACGTTGCAAGGGCCAGAAAAGAAAGCAAGATGCAGCCATACGAAATGTGGGAACGGATTAAGGTGTGGGCTAAAGATGTTCCAAGTGCATGGCCTGCTGACGGCTTCCAAACCGAGAAGGGCACAGGAAAGACTCAGAAGTCATATTATGGAGATGCTGGTTGGGATATGTGTGATCACCAGGCTAAATGGCCGGATGGCGGCAATAGTGTCGAGCAAGGACTTATTGAGATATATAAATTAATTGAGACCGGCAAGTTTAAAATATTTGACCATCTATCAGCTACGTTTGAAGAGTTTATGCAATATCACCGTGATGATGATGGGAAGATTGTAAAAGTGAAAGATGATATACTTGATGCAATTAGATATGGTTATATGATGCGCCGATATGCAATTCAGAAATGCGACATTGGTGCAGACGATGATGATTACGAACCTCAAACAGCTAATTCAAGGTGGGCATGATGCCATCAATAACTAATGGCAACTACAGCCGCATGCTTAAAGAAGCATCAGCAGCAATTAAAGGTGAAATGATGAAAGATAAAACAGAATTTACTACAGCAATAGGCGTTAACAATAAATTAAGAGTATTTGCTGATGAAAACCGCGCTAATGCACCATTCAAAGGCGATATTGTGAGTATTAATGAAGTTACATTGGCTGATAACCAGCAAAAACTAAAGGCTATTCATGTGGTGCTTAAGCAGATAGCAAGCAATACAGAGAATTTAACAACAGCCGATATTGCCAAGGTTGCAGCTACCAATCTTCAAGAAGTGATTGAATCTATTTGCGCTCAAAATTCTGAACAGAATTAGTGTTAAGTGGTAAATATCTCGGCTAAGTATAATTCAGGTGGTCAGAATAATGAGCGTTAAAAGCCTAATAGCAATGATGGACAAAACGAATATCGCAGCCGATCTCGATGAGACTGAGCTGCGTATTATCGCCACCGATGTGCTTAGGCGCGCTCAAGAAGACCTAGAGTCAATGAAAGACTGGATTGATTCTGTGGATGAGGGTCTAAAGCTGTGTAAGCCAGAATTCATTGGCAAGTCAGACCCTTGGGATGGCTCAGCTAACTTCAAATCAACGCTATTGACAGAGGCATCGAATAACTTCGGTAACCGCGCAGCTATTGAGATTATGCGCGACATGGCTTTGGTTAAGGCTGAGATTATAGGGATTGCCACACTTCAAAATGTTATCGATAAGAAGTCAGATGAAGTAACTGAGATGAATGAAGCTGTAGAGGCTATCACTCAGCAAATACAGCAGATGCAAGAAGCTGGCGAGCAATTGCCTGATGAGCTACAACAACAGTTACAAGAAGTTCAAGCAGCAATTGCTGAGCGCTCAGAATCCATCAAGCAGAAGAAGAAAGCCATCAAAGATAAGACCCAGCGCGCCGACCGGGTTACTGAGATTATGAACTGGCAAGTTAATGACAATATGAAAGAGTGGCGTCGTGATCAGAAGCGCCTCATGTATTCGCTGCCAAACATTGGTTCGATATTCAAGAAAACATACTATGATGAATCTAAAGGCCGCTGTGTAAGCGATGTCATTAACTATCCTAATTTCATTGTTAATCAAGCTACTGTTGATCTAATCACCTGCCGGTCATTCACTCACATCATTGCGGTGAGCAAGAATAAGATCATTGAGAATGTTAAAAATGGCTTATGGGTTGAGCCTGAGATTGCATCGACGGTTAAAGATGCTAATGGCGATGCTGGAAGCAATGAGGCTAATGGTGTCGAGAATGCTTCAAAGAATGACGATTGTTTCTTCGAGCAGTACTGTTGGATAGATTTAGATGATGATGGGTATGAAGAGCCGTACATCGTCACGGTGCACAAATCATCCTCAAGTGTTGTGCGTATCGTTGCCAGATTTAACTACGATGGACTATACGTTAAGTTTAAAGACATGAAGCCTATGCCAATCCTTGACGCTCAGCGTGCACGTGCTGCGGCGATCATGAAAGATGATGAAGAATTTGGCACTAAGACTGAATTGCCAGATGCAGAAGATTTAAAAGGGTTTCGTGTTGTTCGTATTGATCCTTGCGGCGTGATTACTAAGTATGGGTTTATCCCTAGTTACGATGGTAGTTACCTTGATATGGGATTCTTTCATCTAATCGGCGCTTTAACTCTTGGCGTCAATAAGGTTACGAATGATTTATTAAACTCTGGCACATTGGCAAATAGTCAAAGCGGTATTAGCGCCAAAGGTTTCCGCAAGCGCCAAGGTGACTTTAAGTTCAAGATGGGCCAAATTATGGCCACTGAAATACCGGCTATCGAATTACAGAACTCTTTACACATGTTCAACTTCAAAGAGCCAAGCATGACCCTCTTTCAGCTCAATGAATCTATGAAGGCTAGCGCCGGATCGTTTGCCGCTAACGTTGATGCTGGCGGTCAGATAACTGCTAATACAGCACCAACAACTGCCTTGGCAATGGTTCAAGAGTCATTGATGCAGCACACCGCACACATCAGTTTAATCATTGATTCGATGGGCGATGAGTTTGAAATCCTGTTTTATTTGAATTCTGAATATCTCGACAACGATGAGTATAGGAAAGTTGTTGGCGATGATGAGGCCAGCTATGAGGACGACTTTGCGACTGATGGCCTATCTATCGTATGTGGTGCCAATCCTGAAATGTCATCAAGAACACAGCGCATGATGCTAGCTGATGCTGAGCTTGCCCAGGTTCCACTTGTTATGCAGGCTGGCGGTAATGCTATTCCAATCATCAAGAACTATTTCAAACGCATTGGCAGCGAAAATATTCAAGAGATATTCCCGAACGAAGCAGAAATGTCCCCGGGTGATCGCGCTCAAATGCAGCAAATGAAAGCCGCTCAAGAACAAGCTAATGCATTGCAGGAACAACAAAACAAAATCCAGGAATTGCAGGTGGCTCTGCTTGGTCGCGCAGAAGATCGCAAAGACCTTGAGGCGCAAGTGAGCAAACTTAAAACTCTTTCAGAAGTTGATAAGACTGATAAGCAAGTCAAATTAACTGAGGCCCAAGAGCTGCTTACCCTTGAGCAGGCTGAGACCGAAAAGACAAAGAACCAAACAGATATGTATGTTGCGCATAGTGACATCACATCACGCACCGAAGAGTTAAGGTTGTTAGCTGAAAAGCAAGAAGATGCACGTAAAATTGCTCAGCAGCCAAAAGAGTAATATAATTATCTAGCTGGCGAGTGCTGGCTAAAAGCAAGTTCCGCACATAGTTGTGCACAAAAGCGTAGGTATGCAGCATGAATGTTCAAGAACTTATCGATCAGCTCTCGCTGATTGAAGATAAATCATTGCCAGTACTGCTTGATGACTGGAATGATGGCTCAGCCTTTCCGCATCAATGCGATCTAATAAGACAATCTCCCGTTAAATATTATTCCAACTATAAAATAGAACAAGATCCAAAATATGGATTAGCTATACTTTTAGGGGTTAGCTGATGAACATCCGCGATCAAGACCTCGAAATAATTATCAAATCCCTGCAAATCACTCCTGATGCTTATGCACTGTGGAAAGAAAACATAGTCACCAAACGTTTCTTTGCCGAGGCTGAGTTAGAGCTATCCTCCATTCGGCAGACGCGATCTTTTGGAATTACCTGCGAACAAATAGCCCTATCATCTGTTAGAAATTCCAGCACCTGCGATAAGCTCGAAGAAATATTGGAGTGGAAGCCTATGGAATTGCAGGTTGACGAATGATAGAAATACTAATTGATCGTCTTAAGGCGTTTGGGGATGAATTTCTTACCTTTAAGCATGTTGATGCGTTGCAGCCGAATTTATGGGCTGATGTTTATTATATAAAAGCTTTTGAAAGATTAAAGCTTTACGCAACTGCGAAAAATTATCCCGAATTCAGATTATCGTTAAATGATATTGAAGAAATAGAGAAATACAAAGGCATGATGTATTTTGCTATTGAGCAATGGGAGTTGCAAAATGATGACTGAAGAAATTAATGAGCTAAATAAAATCCTTGAAAGATTAATGGCGATGCGTAGCCATAAAAATTATGGCCATTTACGTAAGCGATACAATGATATTTGCAACAAGATTGATATTTTAATTAGCAAGCTAGCAGAGGTAAAAAGCGAATGACAGAAGCAATAGTTCCATTAGGGTTTCAAGTCCTTATAGAAATGATCGAGGTTAAGAATGTAAGTGGTGGCGGTATATACATGGGTGATATTAAAAGAGAGCAGTCCACTGTTGACCGTGGTTATGTTCGAGCTATTGGCAATATTGCATTTGTTGGGTTTGCTGGCTGTGATCCATCTGCTTATGCGCCAGGGCATTCATTCCACACTATGAAGCCGCACCAAATATGGGGCATTGAGATTGGCGATCTGGTTGAGTATCAGCATCTTGAAGGGCAGATATCTAGAACTGAAGGTTATGATAGATTCCGTGTTGTGCCAGACTCATTGATAAACATTAAGGTTGTGGAGGGTTCGAATGACTGATGAAGGCTTTGGGCTGGCAGATTTAAAATGTGAAGGTGACACTATTTTTGCCGGACAATATGATTCATGCCATATTGTTAGAAATTATTTCTTTACTTCTGGGATGTATTTTGTCATTGGCGAAGATGATCAGCCTATTATTGTTGTTAAGAATGGGGTTGAGTATTTTGTGCTTCATTCGGATAAACAATATGCCGTTAGTCATTTTAGGGGAAGTTCATTTTCAAAGTTTATTAAATACGTAAAGAGGCTGATAAATGAGTAATCAAGCAGAAGTTCTAGACGACGAAGATGTAAATAATATCGACACTAACGAAGATGATAATGCCGTTGCTGTAGTTGAGAAAGACGAAGCGTTAAAGCTGCACATATCTCGCGATGATTGGATAGCAAGCGGCAAAGACCCGGACGAATGGCGCTCACCTCGTGAATTCAAGGAGCGCGGCGAATTAATCGAAAGCAATAAGGTTCTGCGCAAGTCCATTGAACGGTTAAAAGAAGATACCGACAGTCAGATTAAAAACCTGAACACCTTGCATCAAATCAAGCTTCAAAATGAACTTGAGGATTTGATTAGCAAGCGCGACCAAGCTATTGAGGTTGCCGACCTTAAAGAGACAAAACGCCTTGATGTGAAGATTGCTGCGAACCAGGAGCAGTCCGAGCTAGTTAAAGAAAAGGCCGAGGCCACGCCGCAACCACAGAAGGCTCAAGAAGTGATGGAGTTCATGGAGGAAAATCCGTGGGCCAAAGATGTAGCCGATCCGCGTACCATCTACGCAAACAAGATTATCAATCATGCTATGGAGGTCAACAATAAGACATTGGCTGGTGCTTTGCGCCTTGCTGAAAAGGCAGTCTTAGAAAAGTTCTCTGACCCGCAAAAGAAAAGTGCTCCGATGGTTGAGAGCTCGCGCACCGCAGGCAAAGCAAGTCAATCAACCGGCACATTAACCTGGTCGCAATTAACGCCAGCAGAAGAAAAGTGTTGGGTTCCTGGCATGTGGAAAGATGAATCTGAATTCCTGAAAGCTGTAGCCAATGATCGCAAGGGGTCTAAATAATGTCAGAACATGAAGAATTACCATTAAATACATCTGCTGTAGCTAAGAAAAAACCTGGGCCGCAGCCTGGAACTCGCAAGGCTAGCGGTGCACAATCAAAAGCTAATGTTGCTGCTGCTAATAATTCTCTTGGCAATCTAAGCCGCGAGCAAGTAGCTCATGGCGAAGGGCGTGCGCCCCGCCGATCAATGAGTGGTCTTGATCTAAATCTATATTTCGCTGCAAAATACACTTCAAATAAGAACTTTTACTATCGTATCTTTATTGAAGATGGTCGCGGTAGGATTGAGAAAGCTTTAGCGGCTTACTATGATTTCGTTCTTGATGAGAATGGGGCTAAATTAAGTGCGCAAAGCGGCAATAAAAAAATGTATCTCATGGCTCTTGACAAGACCTATCGTGAAGAAGATGACAAGTTGAAACAGAAACAACATAATGCTACACTAAGGACAGAAAAATCCAAAAAGCTCGACGTTGAAGGGCTTGAGGATAGTGAATACGAAGACTCTAAAAGCAGAGAGTCAGTTGATAGATTTTCAAGCTAAGCAATAACCCATCATGCGGTAAGCCAACGCCGGAATTGATTAGGGGAAGTTAATATAATTCTTTTAATCAATTCTGGAGACTATTATGTCTGGTGGATTCGCATTCGTTGGCACTGACCAACAAGAGCCTAACGGCAAACTCAAACAATACAATGTCGATGTCGGTCATGCCACTATTTTGGCAAAAGGCGATGTTGTTCGTATTACAGGCACCGCTACTGCTGCAACTGGTATAGCAGAAGTCGATGCCGCAGCCGCAGCTCAATCTATAACTGGCGTCATTTCTGGCGTAAACCCAAACTTTACCACTGAAGCTTTAACAGAAACAGGGCTACCTGCTAGCACTGCTGGTTCTGTATTGGTTCAGATTGACCCATTGGCCTTATACGAAGTTGATGTAGTAAATGGCCCTCTTGCTGTTGCTGATGTTGGACTGAACTGTGACCTGGTTGCTACTGCTGCAACACGCTCAGGCGGTATGACAGTTTCTAATATGACGCTAAACGCTACCGGCAAAAACACAACCAACACTCTTCAATTCCGCGTAGTGAAATTGCTTATCGGCTCTGATGGCGTTCTTGGTAGTCGTGCACGCGTACGCATCAATAACACCACAACCATCACCGGCACAACAGGAGTATAACCATGAGCTCAACTATTACACGTGGCAGTATTCCTCGTTTACTGCAAGAAGGCGCCAAGAATGTATTTGGCAACAACTACAAAATGCTTGATCCGATTCACGCAAAACTTTACGAAGTGATTGGTTCTAAAAAAGCTTATGAGCTAGCCGTGCAGCTTGAAGGCTTTGGTCCAGCGGCCCAGAAAGATGAAGCTGATGACATTACTTTTGATACCCGCGCTCAAGGTTACGCACCTAAATACGTGCATGTAACATGGGGCAAAGGGTTTGTTATGTCTCGCGAAGCAATCCGTGATGAGTTATATGGGCAGCTAACATCTGGCGCAAAAGCTCTTGGTCGCAGTATGGCAATTACCAAAGAGATTAACGCTGCTTCGTTGTTTAACACCGCATTTGCTACCACTTCGGCTATGCCTGGTGGTGATGGCCTTGCAATGATTTCTACAGCGCATTTGAATGGCCCATCAGGTGGCACTTACTCAAACAGATTGGCGATTGATGCCGATTTCTCTGAGGCTTCACTTGAGGATATGCTGAAAATCATAGGTCGCGCAACTGATCCTCGTGGTTTGCCAATGGCTTTACGGGCAAATATGCTTGTTGGGCATAGCGATCAGATGTTTGAATTCCAGCGCGTACTTAAATCTGATGGCCAAAATGATACTGCAAATAACGCTATTAACGCTGTAAAAAGCTTGAATAGTGTAAAAGGTATTATTGCAACTCCTTATTTAAGTGCTGATGTTGATGCTTGGTTCTTAACTACCGATTGTCCTGATGGCTTAAAAATGTATCAGCGCGAAGATGTAACTTTCGACCAAGATTTAACATTCGCTAGTCGTAATTCTCGCTTCCTTGCATTCGAAAGTTATGTATTTGGCTATGATGATCCTCATTGCGTGTACGCCTCAGCAGGCGCTTAATGATATCGGGGCTACGGCCCCTTTATTACAAACACAGAAATTTTCTCACGACCGCAAGCGGTTCTGATGGAGTAATAAAATGGCTAACGTTTATCCTAATGGTATTAACAACCTCATTCTTCGTGGCGTTCCTATCGGTCAGGCACAGCCTGGCGAAGCATTCTTTGTCAACAATAGTTCTGTTCTTGCAAAAGGCGGAGTTGGTGGCTCAAACGGTAACCCAGGCACATATCAAAAGCCCTTTAGCACGATTGAATACGCTATTAGTCGCTGTACTGCTAATCGTGGCGATACGATATTTGTAATGCCTGGTCATGCTGAAACAATTTCAACGGCTGCTATTTTGACTTTAGATGTGGCTGGCGTCGCAATTTTTGGACTTGGTGTTGGCTCTTTACGTGCACGACTAACCTTTACCGCTGCTGCTGCAAACATTCCTTTTACAGCGGCTAATTTGACCGTTAAGAATATTTTGCACATTGCTAACTTTGCGGATGTTGCTAGTGCTTATACAGCTACTGGCACAGCAACCCCAACAGATTGCACAATTGAAGATTGTGAGTTTCGCGATACCTCTTCAATCCTTAACTTTGTTAAAACAGTTACTGGGAATGCTACTGCAAACTCGATGGATGGCTTCACATACTCAAACAACAAAGTATTTGGCTTGGCCACTACTGCTGCAACTCAGGCGGTTATTATCGCAGCGGCAACCAACCGCACAACTTACAAAGATAACTTCATTGTGTATCCTGTATTGAACGATACTGCGGCATTAGTAGATTTTGGCGCAAACAACCAATTAAACCTTGATATGGCACGAAACAAAGTTTTCCGTCCATCGACTTCAACTACTGGCGGTTCTTTGTTCAGCGGTGGCTCAACTGGTTCAACTGGCTATGTGTACGATAACTACTCATGGCATCTTGATAACTCTGCGGCATTGCTTGCACCTACAGGCACGAAGTTAGGCTTCCAAAATAACTTCTGTATGGTTACTGGCGCGGCTGATAAATCAGGCTTAATCAACCCTGTGGCAGTTTAATAATCAGGGGCTCCGGCCCCTTTTTAATCGAGGTAATCATGCCATATTCTCAAAAAGTTTATACGCCTGCTGATGCTAGTTTAACTGGCTTTGCGTCGAATGTTACTGGTGCAGCTTTTACGCTTACTGCGACCACTTCGGGCGATTCTCTTGCGCATCAAGTAAGCATTAGAAATGATTCTGCGACTGACCATAGTGGTAAAACTGTGGCTTTAGTTGGTACTGACCAAGATGGTCGCGCACAAACTGAAAGCGTTACTGGTCCTGCTGGTTCCGCAACCGTTGAGTCATCTAAGTATTGGCTAACACTAACCAGTGCTACACCATCGGCAACTATCGGTGCTGATACCTTTGATATCGGTTGGGTTGATGAATTCGCTACTAATACCCATCCATTAAACTGGCGCGGCGGAAATGCAGCATTAGATATTAATGTAAGCGGAACCATTAATTACGATCTTGAACAAACGTTTGACGATATCCAGGTTAAAACAACTGCATTCAATTGGACTGTTGACGATACCACAACTCAATCAAATCAAACGGCAGACCAAACTGTTTTATATCTTGCGCATCCAAAAGCAATTCGGTTAAAGATTAATTCTTATAGTTCTGGCGCATCAGTAACATTAAGTTATACGCAGCGCAATGAATAGTGACGGTGATTATAAGGTCGTATGTCAACGTTCTGGTTTTACTTGCCTTAGAAGTGAGTGTCGCCGTACCTGGGATAATAAGCTTGTAAGATGGGATTTCTGGGAGCCTAGGCATCCTCAAGACATCATCAGGCCTTACTCTGATAATCAAAGCGTTCCTGATGGCACCCCAGAGCCAGTAGACCCTCCTATTTTCGATGGCAATTTGTACTACGATCTTTATCTTGATTACGACACAATGCTTTCCTATGAAGTTCAGTCAGTCTTTAATGTGGATCTTGTCATATGAGTAGTGGCGTATACGGTAAAACATTTGGTGAGAGTTGTCGGGCGGCATTGAGGGATGCAGGTATTGTTGCGGTGGAAATGCCTATACAGCCTGCACATTTTGCTCTTGCTCAGACTGCCGGCAACGATGTTCTTGCTCATTGGCAGGCCCAAGGCATTCATTTGTGGAGCGAGACCGAGGCTTTGCTTCCGCTCAATCCAAGCCAAACTGAATATAGTCTTGGTGTTGGTGGTGACCATTGCTTTACTGATTACGAATACACAACTGCATCCGCTGCTATTGCTGCCTTAGCTACTGTCATACCATGTACATCGACAACAGGAATGACGGTTGGTGATTTCATTGGCGTTGAGTTAGCTTCTGGTTCTCGTCATTGGTCAACAATATCATCTATATCCGCTGGGGTAAGCGTAACAATTGCTGTAGGAATAGTTACTGCTGCGAGTATTGACGCATCGATTTATACCTACACAACTAAAATAGATCGCCCTGTTCGAATATTGGATGTAAGGTTTGCGACAACTCAGTTAAACGATGAGTTAATTGTTAGCCAAGAATCCAGGCAGCGATATTATCAAACGCCAAATAAAACAAGCACAAGCTCAAATGTAAGCTGCTGGTATTATTCACCACAACTAAATAATGGTAAACTATCCGTATGGTCACCAGTGGTCACCTGTGTCCCATTATTGAGATTCACTTTTGTTAAGCCTCAATATGTTAACTCAGATCAAAGTGAGCAAGTTTTAATCCCAAGCGAATGGTATTTACCGTTTAAATGGGCCATAGCCAGTGAACTGGCAGTAACTTATGGTATAGATCCAAATCGTTTAGTCGCAATCGCACAAAAAGCAGAAACAACCCTACAGCAAGCGCTGTCAAATGATGCCGAAATAGAATATTTCTCTATTCAACCAGGTTGATTTATGCCGCGCATGCCACTGCCAATTGCTCAAGGCTTCTATGTTGACGAATCTCTGCCTATTTCGTCCCAGCAGTGTGTAAACTTTTATCCTCATATTCCCAAAACCAAAACCATTACTGATGCCGCATTGATTAGTGTCAGCGGTATTTCATTGGCGGTAACTGCTGATGATGAGAATCGTGGTGGCCATAATATGGCTGATGTTGCTTATGAAGTTAATGGCGCTAAATTATTAAAAATAACGTATGTTGAAGATACCTTCGGGGTAAGAACTTACTCAAAAACTGATATTAGCGGTTCTGAATCTATAGAAGGATCCAGCAAAGTAATCATGGCCGATAATGGCGTGCAGCTTCTTATTATTGCTCCAGATTACAGCAATCAATTCAACGCCTGGATTTATACCGTAGCTGGTGGTCTTGTTCAGATAAGCGACACTGATTTCGATGGCCCTGTCGCTGATGGTAGGTTCATGGATGGTTATTTTGTATTTGCCAAACTGAATAGTAATGAGTTCTTTATTTCTGATTTGCGCGATGGGATGACTTACATTGCTACTGACTTTGCGAGCGCTGAATCAGACCCCGATCCAATATCTGCCTTATGCTCGCTGAATGGTTTGTTGTATGTGTTTGGGTCAAAAACATTTGAAGAATATCAGAATGTTGGCGGTACCGGCTTCCCATTTGTTAGAGCTACAAGCGGTAGCCAGCAAAAGGGATGCGCCGCGGCATTGTCTTTAACTGAATTTAATGGCGCACTGGTATGGATTGGCGGCGGGGCCAATGAAAAGCCAGCGGTATGGGCCACAACCGGCGGCGAGCCATTCAAACTATCTACTGCTGCGGTTGATGTTTTAATCAATTCTGGCGGGGCAACTCTGGTTTCTCAGGCATATCAATTTAATTGGGCTGAAAAAGATCATAATTATATAGCATTCACTATCCCGACTATTTGCACTCTTGTCTACGATGCGTCAACAAAGCTATGGCATGAGAGAAAATCACTTGATGCGTCGCTGAATCAATCGCCATGCAGAATTGCGTCGCTGATATCTGTTTATTCAGTTCTAATGGTCGGCGATAACGATACCGGCAAGATCGGCATACTTTCTGACGAAGTTTTTACGGAATACGACAATAATATTAGCAGCTATTTCACATGCCCATCGATGGATAATAACGGGAATCCTTTTACCGTTGATTCTGTTGAATTGATGATGGAAACAGGTGTTGTGCCTATTTCTGGCGATGGCTCTAATCCAATTATTAGAATGGCCGTTAGTTCTAATGGAGGCAGGTTGTTTTATCCTGACATCCAGCGATACATGGGAACAACCGCGCAATACGAACAACGTATAGCCTGGGATTTGTTAGGCAGATACTCGCAGTCGTTTACGCCATTGTTTATTTGTGACGAGCCGATCAAGAAAGTTATTGTAAAGGGGTGGATCACAATTGCAGCTTAGCCCACTAACTGTCGCTGATATAGTCGTTGATGAAAACGGTAGAGCTTTGCAGAAGCTTAGATTATTTACTGAGGATACAGCTAAATTGCCAATTCTGGTTGGAACCGGATCGCCCGAGGGTGTGATAGAGGCAAAACAAACCAGGCTTTATATGAATGATGCCGGAACAACCGGAACACTGATTTACATTAAACAATTTGATGATATCGCAGGCAATAGAAAAATGGGATGGGTATTAATATGAGTGTTGCAGCGTTAATGGTTGCTGGCGGGCCAGTTTATACTGCTTGCTTAGAGAAAAGCGCAATACGTGAAAATATTCTTTCATTGCAAGATAAGCTTGCTGAAATGCCTCAGATTGAATGCCCACTTAAGCATCATTTCACAGAAGGCGCTTACGCGCGCGAAATATTATTGCCTGCGGATAGCTATGTTATTGGCAAAATTCACCGTCATGCGCACATAAACGTCATATCTCAAGGCGAATGCTATGTCTTGACGGAGGAAGGCATTAAACACTTAAAGGCCCCATTAACTTTTGTTTCATTACCAGAGACGAAGCGCGTGGTTTATGCCGTAACTGATGTTGTTTGGACTACTGTGCACGCTACTAACGAAACAGATTTAGCAAAGATCGAAGAGTATGTAATTTCCCCTACTTATAACGATCTTGATCCTAATTTATTGATTGAGGTGATTAAATGACTTGGGTAGCCGTCGCCGTTGCTGGAGCTGCCGTGATAGGTGGCGTAGCCTCAAATCAAGCATCAAAAAAGACTGCTGATGCCGCGAAAAAAGGGATTAAATCCAGCAATGCTTTGGCTGGCCAGTCCAGACAAGATGCCATTAATTTATTCGGTCAAGGAAGAGATTCCGCACAACTTGGAATTGGCGGGGCACTTGATTTCTATCAAGATACTGCGCAACAAAGAAACCAGCCATTAATTCAAGGTAATATGATGGCGCAACAGGCTATGGGGCAAGGCGGAATACAAGCTAATAATGCCATTCTTGGCTTGCCAGTAGACATGAGTTTTGCCAATACGCCTCAACAAGTTACTGCTGATTATTCCAAAATTAACGCCGCTAAAATTCCTCAGCTTGGGATAAATTATGGCGACTATCAAACGCCTATCGATGAAGCTGCTGCCGCTGCGGATCTTGCGCAACATCAGGCAAATAGGAAGAAAGGGGATGCCGAAAAAAATAGCGTTAAATACAGATTAAACTTAAAAAATCAATTTAAGAATCAAGAAAATGACTTCAAGAAAGTATTTGGAGGGTTATTTTAATGGTGCCTATGAATCAGCGATTGGGGTATGCCCCTCAGCAATTAACATCTGCTCAGTACCCAATGGCTAGAAATACAGCAAACACCGGGATATCCCAACCTCAAGTGGCGACAATACCGCCACCGGTGCTTGGCGTTCCGGCAACTACTCAGCAGTCAGCTCAATTGCCACCGGTTACTTTGCCAAATAATTACGCTACTCCTGCGGCGATAAACCAGCCTACACAAAATGTCCCGCAAACTGGCTTAATCGGCTCTGAAAATGCGCTGCTTGGGGGTTATGTGGGTGCAAATGAAGCGATGAACCAGGGTCAGCTTGGAGCTGAAGAAATATTTGGCAACTCAGCTCAACAAGGTACTGACGCTGCAACTATGCAGGCAGATATTACTGGTGTAAATGGCCCACAGAAACAACAAGCAGCGATGACTTCCTATCAAAATAATCCCGCCATGAAATACCAAATGGATCAGGTTATTAAGGGCCGTGAGCGTAGTGCTGCTGCGAAAGGTGGATTATTTAGTGGTAATACAGGTCTTGAATTAAATAGAGATTTAGCTGGAGTGATGTCACAAAACTTTCAGCAGGATTTTAACAATCTCGGCACTGTAGCGGATAGAG